GATTCTGAAGTTCCAGGAATTGTTGCAAAGTCTCCCGAATTCAGTAAGTTAACACCGTTTGTTTGTTGATAAATCTTTAATGAAGGATCTGTAACGAGAATAGCTGGCGCTTGGTTGTTATCTACCCAGTTATCCATTGGAGGGTTTAAACTAACAATACCTTGTGCTACAGCGACAGCAAATGGGTTTACACTTACCGTACTTGTTGCGATTGGTTGTACAACAACATTTGCCGTTGTGTATGGTAGAGTAAATATATTTGTTTGAGTACCACCAATACTAGAAACTGAGAAGTAATTAGTTTTACTTAATGTACCCAATGAATTTAATACGACTGGATTTTGTAGTGCATAGTTCTCTACAATATTTAAAGGTCCAAGCCTTTTCCTTCTTGTATTCAAATTGGCTTGGAAGTCTGGGTTAGCCGTATCAGCAGTTGAGTATGATGAGAAGTCATCAACTAAGATACCATTTTTAAATCTATTCAGACCATTAACATCTTGCACTTGTAATGCTTGTGCATTTGTTTCCAACAAACTCAATGCAGAATAATACTCTAAGTTATTAACACGAGTTTGTAGATCGGTGATATCTCTCTTAATCCAATTTTTGTGTAATACTTTTTCGATTGAGAGATTTGCATCATCTTGTCCTGATGCTTCACCTGGAATATAAGCTGTATATGGATCCAATGTAAGGTTAGACAATACTAATGCGCCATCAGGTTCAGCTGGAAAAAGAGGATTAGTAGAGGGAGTACCTTTTATGATTTTGAATTCTTTATCTTTCGTGAGAATGAGTTTATCTTTTCTTGCCAAGTAATAATTATAATCACTCGTATATTCGGATAATGGTATTGGTATCAATATACCAGCATCTGAAGATAATGGATTGCCCGTATACTCAAATTCCATTTCTGCTTGTGCAGATTTTCTAACAGGTCTAAAGTCCAGACAGTCCGTCAATCTATAAACTGTACCGCCTTTACTTGTATATGTTGGAATAGATTGATATGCTTCTGGTGACGTTGATACACCGCCAGATGAAGCAGGAAGATAAGAGTTTACACTGAAATAACCATCTCCACCAGTGTGTTCATAGTAATCAAACACAACCAATATATTTCCATTTGGTATAGATGCACCAGCCACCAACTGAACGGCCGCATGGTCATACATCGTATCTCTTTGGCCATTGTCTAATACAAATAATGATGTGATGTCATATGATGGATCAATCATCATAGCACTAGTTACTGCTGTTCCGGGTGCTCTTGAATTAACTACTTTAACAATTTTCTTAATATCAGAAACATATAATGAATTAATTGATTTAATTGCATTGTGTTTGATATAAACTTGGCCTTTATTCAAATCAATATACGTACTGGAATTGATTGTGTTGCTTACACCAGTTGTACTTGCAAATGTAGTATTGCCAAGAACAAGATTTTTTGTTTTTAATATAGTAGATGAATCATCTGCATTGGAGATTACAACATCAGTAATAACATCAACAACAGTACCACTGGCATAAGTTGTTGATCTTAGTGTGGCAGTTTTCTTATCACCGGAAATCGTTATTGTATTACCTGAAGTCGCAAAATCTAAAATTGAACCAGTTGATTGATTAATAACAATAAAATTTTGTTTCACTACATCAGAGGACAATTGGCCTGTTCCTAAGAAAACTTGTGGTGTGCCTCCAGGTATAGTTATTGCCAATGTAGCGGTACCACCAACATTAGTTAGTGTTCTTGATCTGAATACTTTTGTTGAGTTGTAATCACTATTTGAAATGTTCGCAACATAAGGATAACCAATTGGAAATATAAGTTCTGGTACCTTAGGATTGGTTAATATTGTATCACCAGTTATTAAGCCATCAGTCTTGCCAGAATTGGAAATATTGGCCGATGCAATAATAGTGTTACTACTATTTCTTATCACAAAAGAATCAATGTCTTTAACTTTAAAGGCAAAAGAGAAAGTCGATGTATTGGTAACAGGTACAGTAAATGGTGAATCTACGGTTGCTGTTTTTGTTGTTCCGTTGTATGCTACGATTTTTCGTCTGTCGCCTATACTCGCACCACCAGTGATGGTAATTGTTGAACCATAGTAAGCGTTAGATACATTCGAGAATGTAGCATTAGTATCTGTAAATTGAATTGTTGTTGCTGTACCCGTTGCTGCGGTTCCATTTAGAGTTGTTGTGAATATATCAGTAACATAGGCCTTATAGGTATAAGTTGATGTGTCTGTATCTGAAGTGCTTGATTCATACTGTAAGTTTCTAACATATGCTGAACCAACTAAAGTAGAGGAGTATGTTCTAGCATTTCCTGATTGTATGTTGGCACTAGTCACACAATGCAAATCAATCTTAGGCATTGTGGTAATATCAATTTTACCTTTTACACCGTTTACGATAAAATAACTACCATAGTCAAAGAACACTGGATTGTTTGTGATTGAATCAGTTGTTCTAGCTCTATCATTCTCTAATAATAAGTCTGATTGATTTTCGATTCTGTAACCGTGTACATATGCAACACCTTTACCAATTCTAAGATCAAATTTGGTGTTGGCAACATTTACTACTGGTGTAACTTTAAATTCATTGACAACATAGTCACCATTGGATTCATAGTCACGTTTGGCAAAGTAATCATCAATAACAGAATAAACTGTGCCGTCTACTTGTTTAACTATAACACCGTTTTCAATTCTTAATAATTCAACAAATGAATCATCGTCACCAAGTTTTAATTGTTTAGAAACAAGTGTTAAAGTTATCTGATACCTGTCTGCACCTGGTGCTTGATAGTTGGATGCACCAACAGCCGGATCAAGCAAAGAAGTATCACCCAAATATGTGACGATGTTCTCAGAAATATCCAAACCAACACGGAACGATGGTAAATTACCATAAGGGTCTAAGATTGTGGTTTGTGGTAATACTGATACAAAGTTACCAACTGAATATTTGGAATAAGAACCATCTGGATTTGGTGTAGATGAGTTACTGTATCCATTTACGATGTAGAACACACCTTCAGAAATCGATGCGGTTGAGGCCTTACCTGAACATGTAGTTCCGCCTGCAACACCAATAGTTAACGCAACCGTGCTTGATCCATCAACGCAGGACACGGTCATTGCGTCAGTAAACTGAGCACCTGAATAGTAATTAATAATAATGGTAGGTGGTTCGTTCGTATCGATTAATGAACCCTCTTTATATGCCACAACTTTTGCACGAACTGTGCCAGTTGAATCGGTAACTTCTTTGTTTAAGAAATCTGAAACGTTAATATCCACATTTTGAAATTGCGGTTGTAATTTGACGTAGGAACAATTCAGATTAGTGGTAACTTTACCACCGGTAACTGGAGTATTCTGAGAGAAAATGTGATCGGCAAAATTAGAGATTTGATTTTGTAGAATACTTTGTGACTGAGTTAATTCTCTAGCTTGAACGGCTGAACCTGGTTTGAATAGTATACGATGAAAATTTTTACTTGGATCAAAATCATCATAGTATGGATCAACATTAAAATTGATTGCTTCTTTAATAGCCATTTTTTTCCCTTAGTATCCTAATACAAACTTAAATTGTTCTATACCGTCTGTGTTTCTTTGAACACCCGTTCTATTCTCGACAAACATAATATGTCCAGAGAATGTTACATATTCGGGTGGATTAATATTGTTAATTGTTCTGACAGTTTTAGATGTATCACCAAAAATTGGTGAATTTGGAACAGCTTCTCCCGTCATATTTATAACTCGTACTACATTGTTTATTGAATCGAAATCCAAAACATTTGCTTTAAATGTGAAATCATCCACAGAATTTCCTTGATATACAAATTCATCTTCAAGATAATCACCAAATCCTAATGCAACTGATATTGATGTTGAACAATCGTATATTGTGCCATTTGCAATGGCCGAATTTTCTGGTTCTCCAACTTTAACTGTGGGATCAACAACAATACCTACTTGGTGAAAGTCGATGTCTGTTGATATCTTACCACCTTCTGTTCCATTAAATTGTGCGATTAACATAACATGTTCACAACCCAACTCGGTTAATAGGTCACTGCCATGGCCACCAATTGGAGATACACCAGCATAAACATTCGCACCTGAACCTAA